GTCATTTGCATCAGTTGAAGCCCAAAACCTTTCATTTGTGCAGCACTCACTGCGCCCTATCTTAGAGAGAATTGAGCAATCACTCTCAACATTGTTGCCCGAAGCTGATGGATTCATTCGTTTTAACTTAGATGCCTTGCTTCGCGGCACAACCATTGAACGCTACGATGCCTACACCAAGGGATTGCGTGAAGGATTCCTTTCACTCAATGATGTTCACGCATATGAGGATATGGCACCAATCGAAAGTGGCGATCAATACCGCGTGCCATTGCAAAACATTGATGCCACAGATGCAAAAGATATTGGCCTCAAATTGCGTGCAGAAATTGCTGCCGCATTGATTCAAGTTGGCTTTGACCCTGCAGCAGTCACTGAGGCAGTAGGCTTGCCTGATATGAAGCACACAGGTTTGCCATCAAGTCAGTTGCAACAGATTTCAACAATTGACCCAACAGACCCTTCAGCAGCATATGAGGTTGAATAATGCCTTATTTTGTCAGCGACAAACAATCTGATTGCGCAGGATGGGCAACAGTAAAACAAGAGGCCGATGATTCATACACAACAATTACTTGCCACGATAACAAACAAGATGCAATAGATCAGATGGTTGCAGTTTCAATTTCTGAAGATATGGAACCGGGTGGGGAAGTTAACTCAAGGAGCAAAATGAAAAAGATTGAACGCCGTACCTTTACCGTTCGAGATGTTGAGGCACGCCAAGCCGAAGATGGCACAATGAGATTGCGCGGATATGCTGCAGTGTTCAATGATGACAGTGTGCCGCTTCCATTTATTGAAAGAATTGCACCGGGCGCATTTCGCAAGACATTAAGCGAAACACCTGATGTGCGCTTGCTCATCAATCACGAAGGGTTGCCACTAGCTCGTACCAAGAATGGCACCTTGATGTTGACTGAAGATGATCGCGGGCTTTATATGGATGCAACAATCGCTGATACCTCAGAGGGGCGCGACCTTTACAAGTTGGTTGAGCGCGGAGATGTTGACCAAATGAGTTTTGCCTTTCGCGTAATTCGTCAAAAATGGAATGAAGATCGTACAACGCGAACACTTACAGAGGTTTCACTAGCAGATGGAGATGTGTCAGTGGTTACTTATCCCGCTTACCCAACAACAACAGTTGAGGCGCGTGAGGCTTTGCGCACCGCAATTGAGGCAATCAAAGAGGGCCGTGAGATCACAGGCGAATCTTTGGCAGTTCTCAACACAATTTTTGAAGATTTAAGCGAAGGCCACGATTACATTATGAAGGCCGTTGAAATGATGGCAATGCTCACAGGTGGAGAGTCTGAAGAGGAAATTGAAATTGAAGAGCCTGAAGTTGAAGAGGTGCCAGTTGAGCCTGTAGCAGTTGCAGCAACTCGATCAATTTCCCTGCGCCTAGCGCAAGCAATCATCAACAACACAAAATAAGTTTCTGCTGCACAAGTAGCAGATCGAAGTCGGAGCGAATCCCACACCCTGAAAGCGCCGTGGAGAGCATCGCCACCACCTCACAACAATCAAACACTCATTGGAGAAATAATGTCAAAGTCATACCTTGATGTTGCTCTTGAGCGCCGTGATGCAGTAAAGGCTGAAATGGATGCAGTTCTTGAGGCAGTAGCTTCAGAATCACGCACCGACCTTACTGCAGAGGAAACCGAAAAGGTTGATGCTCTCGTTGAAGAGTCACGCGCACTAGATGCAAAGATCGAAAAGTTCTCAGCACAAGCAACTGCAGATGCAAAGGCAGTTGAGGCTCGCGCTTCAGTTGCAGCAATCGTGACACCTGTTGGTGGCGCAGTTGTAACACGCGAAGCACGCACATACTCACCTGAGGCTTCTGCTTCATTCGTGAAGGATGCGTTCAACGCACAATTCAAAAATGATTATGCAGCATCAGAGCGCCTAGCTCGTCACACACGCGAAGAGTCAATTGAGCGCCGTGATGTTGATACATCAAACTTCGCAGGTCTTGTGGTTCCACAGTACCTTGTTGACCTTGCTGCACCATTTGCACGCGCAGGCCGCCCAACGGCTGACTTTGCAACTGCAAAGCACACATTGCCAGCATCTGGAATGTCGCTGGAAATTTCCCGTATGACAACCGGAACTTCAACGGCAGTACAGGAAACTCAAAACACTGCAGTATCTGAAACAGATGCTGATGACACACTGCTTTCAATCCCAGTTCGCACAATCGCCGGTCAGCAAGACCTATCCCGCCAAGCAATTGAGCGTGGAACAGGCATTGATTCATTCGTGCTTGCTGATCTCATTCGCTCTTGGCACACAACTGTTGATGCTCAGGTTCTTAACGGTTCAGGTTCAAACGGACAGTTCAAGGGAATCCGCAACTCAGGTGGAAACGCAATTACATTCACAGCGACAACACCAACAGTTGCACTTCTATATCCAAAGTTGGCTGATGCAATTCAGCAGATTCAGAGCAACGTCTTTGAAACACCAACACATTGGATTATGCACCCACGCCGTCTTGCGTTCCTTCTCGCAGCGACAGATTCAACAGGCCGCCCATTGGTAGTACCAACGGCACAAGGTCCAATGAACGGTTCAGCAGCAGGAGCAGGCGCAGCAGCGTATGCAAACTCAGGCTACACAATGATGGGCCTTCCAATCATCTCTGATGCAAACGTTGGTACAACATACGGCGCAGCAACAAATCAGGATGAAATCTATTGCGTTGCAGCACCTGAAATGCACCTTTGGGAGCAGCCAGGTTCACCTTTTGCACTCTCATTTGATGCAACAGGCGCTTCAACACTCACAATCAAGTCTGTTGTTTACGGGTTCGGCGCGTTTTCTGCAGAGCGTTATCCAAAGGCTGCCTCAATTATTTCAGGCACCGGCTTGGTAGCACCTACTTTCTAATTTAGAAAGTAAACATTGTGTGGGTGAGATCAGTTTCCCCCGACTGATCTCACCCACACTTCACCAAAGATTCGGGGGAATCTATGAAATCAGCACACAAAGTTTCAGTGGGGGCGTGCGACCCTGGCAATGTAAACGGCGGGTTTGCATATAGTCTGATTCAGCTTGCACAATCTCGATCATCACGCCTTGGTCCATTCATACGAATCAAAGGTTCAGGTCTTTTATCTAAACAACGCAATCGCTTGGTCAAGCAATTTCTTGAAACCAAGTCTGATTGGCTTTTGATGATTGATTCAGATGAACAACTGCCTGTGTCAGCCTTTGACAAACTCATTGAGGCGGCACACGATAAAGACCGCCCCGTGATTGCGGGCTTGGTCTTTGCAAGTTTTGAAACAGGCCACCCTTACCCACAACCTGTACCAACAATTTTTCAAGATACCGCTCAAGGTTTCTTGCCGCTTAACAAGTATGACAAAGATTCATTGTTTCAAGTAGATGCTGCAGGTACAGGTTGCCTGTTGATTCATCGGAGCGTGCTTGAGGCAATACAAGCAGATGCCGACCCGCACCAAGGCAAAGATTGGTGTTGGTTTTGGGATGGCCCAATCAACGGCACTTGGATTGGCGAAGATTTGCAATTTTGCAGGCGCGTGCGATCATTAGGTTTTCCAATTTACGTTCACACAGGCGCAGTATTGCAACACTCAAAGAGTTATTGGCTAGATGATAGGCAGCACGATTTATGGAACGCCTAAAAAGAATCTTCAAAATTAAAGTCAAACCCAAGGAAACCGCAACCGCCATCCCCCCACTTGAACGCGCAATGGTTCCCAAAGTAGAAACGAGAAAACAACGTGGCGATAGTTAACGGCTACACAACACTCAATGAGGTCAAAGATTCTTTGAACCTTGATGACTCAATTGAAAACGCAGCCCTTGAACTTGCAATTGCTACGGCGAGCAGAATGATTGATGACTATTGCGGGCGATTCTTTTACAAGGATGGCACCGAAGTAGCACCTGCAACGCGCTATTACACCCCAACCGACTTTTACACAGTGCAGGTTGATGACTTTGTGAGCCTTTCAGAGATCGCCACAGATGACAATTTTGATCAGCTTTATCAAACAATTTGGACTGCTTCAGATCGTATGTTTGAACCTGTCAACAATCCTTCACGCGGATGGCCATTGAGTCGAATCCTGGCAGTTGGTTCATACGTTTTCCCCGCTAACTTGCCACAATCTGTACGCCTCAGGGGTATCTTTGGGTGGTCATCAGTGCCTTATGAGGTGCGAACTGCAGCAAAGATTCAGGCATCACGCTTGTTCTTGCGTAACCAATCACCATTTGGAATTGCAGGCAATACCGATATGGGAACCGTGCGCTTAGCAGCCAAACTGGATGCCGATGTAGAGGCACTGCTTCGCCCTATGCGCAAGAACAATGGATTGGCGTACTGATGTTGCCAACACAGGTGCGCAGTGGCTTAAAAGCCAACCTAGAGGCAATCAAGGGTATGCGCGTGTACGAACTTATACCAACACCGGCCATTGCACCCTGCGCCATCGTTGGCCAACTTGACTTTACCTTTGACCTTAACAATGCCCGTGGATTAGATCAGGCGAACTGTGACGTTGTTGTTTTGGTTGGTCGCTTCTCAGAAAGATCAGCTCAAAACGATCTTGACAAGTACCTTGCAGGTGAAGGTGCCTTTTCAATCAAAACGGCAATTGAATCAGATCGCACTCTTGGTGGGGCTTGCAGCACTTTGCGCGTTACATCGGCAGAGGCAGGCACATACGTTTCAGGAGATATTGAATTTCTTTCATATCGCTACCGCCTTACAATTTACGGATAGGAGAACAGATGAGCTACACAGTCACCTCAGACAATTTTGAGGGCAAAAAAAATGGTGAATCAGTCACCGAAAAAGAATTGCTTGAACTTGGGTTGAACGTTGAGGCACTTGTTGCCGGCGATCATCTCAAGAGCAATGCACCAATCAAAACAACAACAGTAGAGGAAACAAAATAAATGGCCCGTCTAGTACTTACAGATGCTTCAGTTGTTGTCAACGGCATCAATCTTTCAGAATTTATTACATCAGTGGCCCTTTCAACAAGCGAAGATGTTGTTGAAACCACAGGAATGGGAACTGCAGGAGCAAGAACCCGCATCTCAGGACTTGCTGACAATTCACTTGCGCTTGAATTCAATCAGGATTTTGCAACAGGCGGGCCTGAAATTTCAATCAACGCAGTCGGCGCTTCACTTGTTGGCACAACCTTCACAGTTGTAATCAAACCAACATCAGCAGCGGTCAGCGCGAGCAACCCAAGTTATTCGTTCACTGCGTTATGCGCCGAGTGGCAGCCCTTATCTGCAGCCGTGGGCGAGCTAACCACGATTTCTGCAACGTGGCCTATCTCAGGTGCGATCACAAAGGCGGTTGCATAAATGCCACGTCTAGTATTGACAAACGCATACGTCGTTTTTGCAAGCACCGATGTAAGCGAATATGTAACCTCAGTGGCGCTTTCAACAAGCGTGGATGTCATTGAAACCACCGGGCTTGGAAACACCGCAAGAACTCGCGTTGGTGGACTTTTTGACAATTCATTAGGGCTTGAATTCAATCAGGATTATGCAGACAATGCCCTTGAAGAGATTATCAACGGCACATCACTTGCAACATCAAAGGTTGGCACAACGGTTGCAATGGAAATTCGCCCCGTCAACACAACAGTAAGTGCAAGCAATCCCAAATTTACGTTCAACGTGCTTGTGGCCGAATGGCAAGCGTTATCTGCAGCCGTTGGCGAGTTAGCCACGGCATCGGTGACTTGGCCAATTTCAGGCGCAATCACAAAATCAATCACACCATAACAAACAAGGGGGAAAAAGATGGATGGATTAGCAATCAAGATCAAGACAGTTGATGGCGTTGAGGCTTCATACAAGCTCACACCGCGCATCATCGTTGCATTTGAACAACAGTTTGGCGCAGGGATGCCCAAGTTGTTGGGCGAGCAGCAAAAGATTGAGCATATCTACTGGCTTGCTTGGAAAGCTCTTCAGGTAAACGGGGTTGTGGTAAAAGTTTTTGGACCTGAATTTTTGGACACAATTACATCAGCCGAATTGGACTCTGACAGTTCTTTCGAATCCACCGCAACAGTTTGACCTATACGATTGCAGCCGTTGCGGTTGAAACAGGCATAAGCCCCCAAGACCTTTTGGATGCGCCTGAGGGAATACTCGAAGCAATCACAATTTATATGAAAGAGCGTGCCAAGAAAAATGGCTGAAGAAGTAATTGTTTTGAGAGGCATTAAAGAAACACTTGATGCCTTGAAAGATTTTGACAAAGATGCCGTGAAGCGTTTCAACAAGGTCATCAACAATGAACTTGCAGGCGCTGAAAGAGATGCCCGCAATATCATTGGCGAAGAACCACCAATGAGTGGTTGGCGTAAGGCAGATGCCGCACGGGGTAAAACCCGTGGCGGTGCCGGTTGGCCAGGGTGGAACGCAGGTGAAATCAAGTCAAAGATCAGCAAGACCAAAGCCCAAGGCAAGGTCCGTGGCGATTACACAACAAGTGCGGGTGCATTGCTTAACAAGTCTGCAGCAGGTTCTATCTTTGAAGTTGCAGGGCGTAAAACAAATGCAACTGCAGGGCGCACAAGTTCAGCACAATTCCTGCGCAATCTTGGTAACAGATTTGGCAAGGCTTCGCGTGTAGTATGGCGTGTTGTTGATAAAGACAGATCAAGAATTGAGGCCAATGTTGCCCGCGCTCTTGAAGATGCAAAAGCAGAATTACAGAAACATTTGAACAGAGAGCGAGCATAACAAATGGCAGTTGGTTCAATTGTTGCCCGTATCCTCACACAGTATTCTGACAAGGGTTCAAAGGCTGCTGCAAAAGATATTAACAAGCTTGGCAAATCATTTGATAAGTTTGCTAGACGATCTGCCAAGGCTTTCGGCGTTGCTGCTGCTGCCTCTGCAGCGCTTGCCTTTAAGATTGGTACAGATGCGGTTCAGGCTGCGATTGCCGATCAGAAATCTCAGGCGTTACTTGCAAATTCTTTGCGCAATACTGTTGGCGCAACCGATCAGGCAATTGCAGGTACTGAAGCCTACATAACGGCTTTGCAAAAACAATTTTCGGTAGTGGATGACGATTTGAGGCCGGCAATGGCGGCATTGACTGCTGCCACGGGGTCAGTGACTTCAGCGCAATCATTGATGCAAACTGCCTTGGATGTAAGCGCAAACAGTGGTGCTGATTTAGGAACTGCAGTCAAGGCAATCATTGCTGGAACAAGAGGACAATTTAGGGCGCTTGCAAAACTTGTTCCTGGCTTAGATGCAACCACACTTGCAACAAAAGATTATGGAAAAATTCTTGATAAGGTTAGCAAACTTACTGCAGGGGCAGCATCAACTCGCGCAGAAACTCTTGAATATCGCCTTGCAGGACTCAAGATTGCTTTCGGTGAAATTCTTGAAACTCTTGGGTATGCACTTTTGCCTGTTTTGCAAACATTTGCCACCACACTTTCAACAAAGATTCTGCCACAAATCGAATACTGGATTGCAGCAAACAAAGACAGATTGGCTGCAAGTTTTCAAGTAGCAACAGAGTTTGCCATAAAATTCCTTGGAGTTGCATTTGCCTTTGGCGAATGGGTTTCAAACAATATGGGAACAGTAAAAACTTTGGCAGCAATCATTGCTGGTATGTTTGTCATCAATGGCCTTGCAGTCTTTCTTACAAGCCTTGCCACAATTACCACGGCTTTGGTTGCTATGAGAACTCTTGCCACAACCACCGCTATCGCACTTTCATTTGCAACGGCTGGTTCATCTGCCATCGCTGGCGGTATTGGAGCTGCCGCAATTCTTCTAGCGGTTGGCGGTTCATACGCAGCAAACAAATATGGGGAATCATTACGTCAAGCAGATGCACCATCAAGACCAAGAATGGGTGGATACCCTAGTTCTGCATTGGGTGGTTCGTTTCCTACTACATCAAGCACTGTAGTTTCAGGTCCTAAATCTGATCTACAAACTTTTTTGAATAGCCTTGGCAAAACAATGACCACAACGGCAAAGGCAAGCAAGGCTTTGCTTACAGAGGAACAAAAAAGACTCAATCTAAAACTCAAAGAATTGGGCATTGTCACCACAGAGCAGCAGGAAGCCATTACTCAAATGGCAATTCTAAAAAATGCACAACGCCAAAAAGCGATTGCCAAATCTGCAACCATTGGCATCGGCAGTTCAGGTGCGCTTGGTTCACAACAAGGGGGTAGCGTAGTGGTCAATGTTGCGGGGTCAGTTTCAACAGAGCAAGACCTGATCACTGCAATCAATGATGGGCAACAACGCACCACACGCCGAAGTTTCGGCAATAGTGGCAGATTCGCGCCGGTGATTAAATAATGCCTGCCTTTGACGGTACAACTTCGCCTGCAGTCAGTGTTCAGTTTCTAAAAAGTGGAACTTGGACATCGGTGACAACCACTGATTTGATTAGAATTGACATTCGCCGTGGTCGCACTCGACAAGATGAGCGCGACCAATGTGGAGTTTCAACAATCGTTTTCAATAACACCTCAGGCATTTATGACCCTGACAACACAAGCGCCTCAAGCCCTTGGGTTGTTAGCGGTGCAAGTATCTTGCGCGATGGTCTGCAGATGCGGATTGTGGGAACAATCGGCGGGGTTGCTTACAACCTTTACTATGGATTTTTAGAAACAACAAGAGTTGACCAAGGCGAAACGCCAGGCGTAACAATGACATTTGTTGACGGCATTGCTTACATTGCCGATGCTCAGGCACCGGCTCTTGCAGTTGCTGCCAATGCCGAAACTGCTGCCACTCGCGTTGGCCGTATGCTTGACATCGCAGGGTGGCCAAGTGGGGCTTCACGCTCACTCACAGGAACAGTCGGGATGCTTGCAACTGTTCAAAATCTCTCTTGTATGCAGATGATCTATCAGGCAGTTGATAGCATTGCAGGGCGGTTCTATATCTCACGCAATGGTGTGGCAACTCTTGTGCCTTTGGCTGATAAGTTTTCACGCCCAACTCAATTGCTTTTTACTGATACTCAGGCAAGTAACACTGTTGGATATATGCAGTTGTTTACCAACCCTGGCACTTATTTTGTAGTAAACCAAGCCATCATTGATCGCACCAATACCACCAAGCAATACACCTCACGCTATAACCCAAGTGTGAGTGATTACGGGATTGCCAAAATTGTTCTTGATGCACCCGTTGCCACAGATAGCAACGCTCAGAATTTAGCTCTTTATGAATCACGCAAAAACGCTTCGCCCGTGACCTATGTTGAACGCATTGATTTCAACGCTCTATCTTTGGGAACCTTTGGTGCCTTATACCCTGACTTTTTGGCAACAGAATTGGCCGATCAGGTAAGCGTTGTGCGCACAACCTATGATGGCCGTGCAAATCAATGGAATCTTGTGGTTGAAGGTATGTCGCACACCATTACCCAAAACAATTGGTTGGTTTCTTACACCACAAGCGCCATCAATCCTTACTCAATCACAATTTAAGGGGGAACGATGCCACTTTGCCCACAGATTACCAACACGCCAATCACAGTTTCTTTGACTGCAGATTTCACAGTCACCGATGTCATTCCTGTATTGCCTGCAACCACAACACAGGTTAACACCGCCCTTGCAGATGCTGCTGCCGCATTAGCAGAGGCAAATGACGCACTCGCTGAAGCAGGAGTTGCATACACCGCAGCTATTAATTCACTTCAGCCAAGTGCAAACACAATTGTAAACGCAAGCAATCAAATGACCGCCATCAACGGTGGTGGCATCACAATTTATTCAGGAGCATCTGCAACTACAGGTGCGCGTGTGGTTCTCAATTCAACAGGGCTTGCAGGTTTTAATTCGGGTGGCACTGCCACTTTCTCAGTAAGCGCATCAACAGGCGCGGCAGTATTTTCGGGCAGCGTTACGGGTTCAAGTATTACTGCCTCAACAATGAACATTGGTGGAAACGCCATCATTGATGCAAGCGGATATTTAACTGCAACAGGTGCCACAATTACAGGCACGATTACTGCCACAAGTGGTTCTTTTACAGGCACAATCAATTCAACAAGTGGCAGCATCGGTGGATTCTTTATTGGCACAACTTATATTGGCAACGCTGCTGCGACTTTTTACATCAACAGTTCAAACGGCAATGCGCAGTTCAATAATTTGTTTATCAATGCTGCATCAGGAACCACAGGAATTACACTTAGCAGTGGTGGCAATATCAGTATGAATGGTGGCGCTCTTAATATGGCCACAGGAAATATCAATAGTGCAGGAGCAATCGGCGGTTCATCAATCACATCAAGTGGGACCATCACGGCAACTGGCAACATTGTTGCAAATGCAGATGTGAACCTCAGTTCTACATCTGACCTGCGCGTTCCCCTTGCTTTTAGCACAACCACTGCCAATGCTGCAACTGTGTGGATTTCTTCGACAGGTCAATTTCGCAGATCAACGGCTTCATCTGAACGCTACAAAACAGATATTGTCAACTTGATTGATGTGCCTGAACTTAATCCAAAAGCACTTTATGATTTACCCGTGCGAGCGTTTCGTTTCAAAGAGGGTTATTTGCCTGAAACAGATGATCGTTTTGGCGTATTGGTTCCGGGCTTTATTGCTGAAGAAATGGATGCAATTTACCCTGCCGCAACAGATTATACCGATGGCGTTGAAACTTGGAATGATCGTATGATTATCCCTGCAATGTTGGCACTTATCCAAGATCAACAAGCGCGAATCAAGGCACTAGAGGGGAAATGATGGAAGAACAAGTCAACGTCGAAGAAGTTTTGAAAAATATGCGTGAAACCATTGGCGCACTAGCTCAGGAAAACGCAATTCTTAAAGCACAAATCAACCAATCCACCACTTAACCAAGAACGGGAAACCGCGCAAATGACCCCAGCAAATTGGGCAGGCTTGATCGTATCCGTCATCGCAATTGTAAGTGCCTTTGCAGGCTCGGTGCGGTGGCTTGTCAAACATTACTTGAATGAACTCAAGCCCAACGGTGGCAGTTCATTGAGAGATTCGATCAACCGCCTTGAAGCGCAAATGCAAATTGTTCTTGACATCGTAAAAAACAAGTAGAAAAGAGAAAAACAATGAAAGAAACCAAAAAACTCGTGATTCGCCTTGCTGCAGTTTTCTATGTGTCAGCACTTGCAACAATCGGCGCAGGTTCATTGTTTGGCGTAGGCGCAGCCACTGCCGCAGGAATGGCAGGGCTTCTCGCAGTTGCTAAGGTAGGCGAATCACTCGCCAAGGCATACATTGCAGATGGCAAGTTGAGCAAGGATGAAATTGAAGGCGCATTTCAGGAGAGCAAGAAAAAATGAGCCAACGGGCAGAATTTGTTGCAGTCGCACGGGGCGAGATTGGCACAATTGAAGGCCCCAAAGAGAATGAAACCAAATATGGCAAGTTTGCCAAGGCTAACTTTCTCCCTTGGTGTGGTTCTTTCGTTATGTGGTGCGCCGATCAGGTCGCGCTCAAGATTCCAAACTGTGTATCAACGGTTGCAGGTGCCAAAGCTCTTGAAAAGCAAGGGCGCTTTCAGATGGTAGAAAATGCCACCCCTGAGGTTGGTGATCTCGCTTTCTTTGATTTCCCAATGGATTCGCTTGACCGAATTTCTCACATCGGCATTGTTGCCCGTGTTGATGAGGCAAAAGGCTTGGTGACAGTCATTGAAGGCAACACAAGCCCTGACAAAAAAGGCGATCAGCGCAACGGCGGGCAAGTCTGCCGCAAGGTGCGAGCCTACAAAGTCAAAAACAGTGGCAGTCTAAAAAAATCAGTTTCAGTTTATATTGTAGGATTTGGCAAGCCCAAGTTCAAAGATTGATTCATCCGACTTATTGGGAGCAAAACAAATGGCAGCAGGCACACTTGATTTCACCATTGAACAAGGGGCAACGTTCAATTTACTTTTGACTTGGAAAATTGATGATGTTCCTGTGAACATAACCAATTGGACTGCACGCCTACAGGCTCGCATTGATATTGAAGAAACTGACACAGTTTTATCTCTCACCACAACTGCCGGTGGTGGCATCACTCTTGGTGGTGCAGCAGGCACAATCTCACTTGATCGCACTGCAACACAGACTGCACTTTTGCCTGCCGGTGAATATGTTTATGACCTTGAATTGATTTCAGCCGTTGGCGCGGTCACTCGACTTGTTCAGGGTGAACTTAACATTTCGCCTGAGGTGACTCGATGAGTTCAATTGTTTATGTATCATCAAGCACCACAGATGTTATTGTTGAAATTGCATCAAGCGCTGAAGTAATTGTCAGCAATGAACAAGGTCCACAAGGCCCTGCAGGTGCAACAGGGCCAACAGGCCCCCAAGGTGTTGTTGGAGCTACAGGTGCAACGGGTCAAACGGGTGTCACGGGTCCAATTGGTGCAACAGGTGTTCAAGGCGTAAGCGGTCCAACAGGTGCAACAGGCCCCGTTGGTGTAACAGGTCCAATCGGAGTTACAGGCCCAACAGGTCCAATCGGAGCAACCGGCCAACAAGGTATTCAGGGAATCCAAGGTGAAATTGGTGTAACAGGACCAATCGGCGCATCAGGTTCAACAGGTCCAATTGGCGCAACAGGTGCCACAGGCGAAGTCGGTCCAACGGGCTTGACAGGTGCCACAGGTATTCAGGGCGATGTCGGAGCCACAGGCGCGACAGGGCCTCAAGGCGTTGTTGGTGCCACAGGTTCAACAGGTCCAATTGGTGCCACAGGTCCAACGGGTGCGGATTCTTTTGTGCCAGGACCAACAGGTGTTACAGGTCCAATCGGTGCCACAGGTGCAACGGGTCCAATTGGTGCAACGGGTGATCAAGGTCCAACGGGTGCAACAGGTGCAAGCGGGCCTGCAGGTGCCAATGGTGGGTCTGCATCAATCTTTGAATATGCAGCAGATACTTCAAGCACAACAGGCAAGCCAGGTTCAGGTGATATTCGTTGGGGTAATGCAACGCAAATCAATTCAACCCGCATCAATATAGATCACATTGACGATAACGGCGATGACATTGATTTCTTGCTTGCATTACTTAAAGCAAATGATTTTATTATTATTCAAGATCGAGATGTCAACAACAACTTCCAAAAATTCTTAATTACTGGCGCACCAACCTTGCAAACAGGGTATGTCGAATTGCCTGTTGTTATTGATTCATCAGGTGGCACGGGTACAACCAACTTTTCAAACTTTCAACTTCTCGCAGTCATTACAATCGCAACTGGTCTTACAGGTGCCACAGGAGCCACAGGCCCTGCAGGTGCCACAGGCCCAATCGGAGCCACAGGCGTTACAGGGCCAACGGGTCCGATAGGTGCCACAGGCGCATCAGGTGCTGATTCAACAGTGCCTGGACCGACAGGGCCTCAAGGTGTTGTTGGTGCAACAGGACCGACAGGGCCACAAGGGGTTGCAGGCGATGTTGGCGCAACAGGAGTCACAGGCCCAATCGGTGCCACGGGTTCAACAGGACCTGCAGGCATTGATGGTGCCACAGGCGCAACAGGTGCAAGTGGTGCAGTAGGAGCTACAGGTGCAACGGGTCCACAGGGAGTTGTTGGCCCACAGGGAGATGTTGGCGTTACAGGTCCAATTGGTGCCACAGGCCCCGTTGGTGCCACAGGCCCGCAAGGTGTCACAGGTGATGTTGGAGCAACAGGGCCAATCGGGGCAACAGGTGCCGTGGGCGCAACAGGTGCCAATGGTGCCGTTGGCGCTACAGGTGCCACAGGCCCTGCAGGTACAAATGGCGATGTTGGTGCAACGGGTGCTACAGGACCGCAAGGTGCAAATGGCGCAGTTGGTGCCACAGGACCTGAAGGGGCAACAGGCCCAACAGGTGCAAGTGGTGCCGTAGGTGCAACGGGTTCAACAGGTGCCACAGGTGCAAGTGGTTCTGCCGGTGCTAGTGCTGCAATTACATATTCTTATCTTGCAAGCGCAGGTCAAACTACATTTTCAGGCACCGATCTCAATTCGCTCACACTTGCATATACGGTTGGAGCCGAACAGGTTTATCTCAATGGTGTTTTGCTTGTTCGCACTAGCGATTACACTGCAACCAATGGCACTAGCGTTGTTCTTGCAAGCGGTGCAGTTCTTAATGATACTTTGCTTGTTGTGGCATATGGAACTTTTAACGTTGCCAATGTTTACACAAAAGCAGAGAGCGATGAACTTCTTAGCTCAGATCAAAACATTCTAGCAAATCAAATCTTCGGATAAGGGAAAACAATGGCCACATACTCAAAGCAACTTCTTAGCGGTAGCACAAACGGCAAAGGCATTAAAGTTGCTGCAACTGCAACTGCGGGTACTCTCATCCATACTGCCATTGCAGGCACATCATCTGAAGATGAAATTTGGCTTTATGCCCACAACACATCATCTGCTACAGTAAAACTTACCCTTGAATGGGGCGGTGTTACTGCACCTGATGACCACATTGAAATTAACATTGGCGCTGAAGGTACAGGTTTAATTCTTGTTGCCCCTGGCATATTGCTACAAAATGGCCTTGTTGTGCGTGCTTTTGCAGGCACTGCCAATGTCATTAACATTTTTGGCTATGTGAATCGAATCGCATAAATGAGCAGATACGGGCAACGCACGCGGCAGGGTAACAACGCAACAACTGATGTTGTTGCTAATTGGTTTGGCAATCAATTTGTGGGTCTTGCAATTTCTTTTGATTACCTTGTTATTGCAGGCGGCGGTGGTGGTGGTGATTCAGCTTCAGGTGGCGGTGGTGCGGGTGGTTATTTAACGGCAGATGCATTTGGTGCAGTTTCTTCATTTACGGTTACTGTCGGCGCGGGTGGTCCTGGTGCTTCTTCTTCAGCCGGTGCTACTGGCACCGTTGGTTTTAACAGTACCTTTGCATCAATTACTGCAACAGGTGGTGGTGGCGGTGGTGGTGATGCGATTGCTGCTGGAAATGGTGGTTCAGGTGGCGGTGGTGGATACAATCCAAATTCAGGCGCAACTGCTGGAACCGCATCGCCTTCAGGTCAGGGAAATAATGGCGGCAGTGGAAACAACACGCCTACTAATGATGGCTTTGCTGGTGGTGGCGGTGGCGGTGCGGGTGCCGTTGGAGTCAATGGCGCAAGCGGTTCAACAGGTGGCGCTGGTTTAGCATCAAGCATTACGGGAACTTCAGTCACTCGCGCAGGTGGTGGCGGTGGCGCTCGCGGTTCAAATTTATCTGCAGCAAGTGGTGGTGCAGGTGGCGGTGGAACAGGCGCAAGACGTTTTAATTCAGGACCAACTGCGGGTAGTGAAAACACAGGCGGTGGCGGCGGTGGTGGCGATTCTTTCTCAAGTCGAGGCCCTGCAGGTGGCGGTGGTTCAGGTGTTGTAATTTTGCGCTATTCAAACACGCTTCCCGATATAACATCAATTGCGGCAGGTCTTACCTATACACGCACAACTCCAACAGGCTACAAGGTTTACACATTCACGGCAGGAACAGGAACGGTGACAGTTTAATGACAAGATCACGCGATGTTGCATCAGGCATTGTTATTGGCACAACTGCCAACAGGCCGACAGGTTTCACAGGTCAGCTCTATTACGACACAACACAGGAAAATTTCTTCCAAAAAAATCCAACAGACTGGGGAATTGTTGGCGCTCTTGCGCCGTTTGTTGTTGATTATCTTGTCATTGCAGGTGGTGGCTCAGGTGGTGTGGGTACAGGTGGCGTTGGTTCAGGTGGTGGCGGTGCGGGTGGATACCGAGAGTTTGCTACTCAAACTCTTGCGCGTGGAACAACTTACGCTCTTACAGTTGGCGCAGGCGGTGCTTCAGTAAATACTTTAAGCACTCAAGGCAATGATGGCGTGAATTCAACATTTTCAACAATTACTTCTGCAGGTGGTGGCGGTGGTGGTCGTTACGGCAACCCTACTGGCGGTGCGGGCAACAACGGTGGCAGCGGTGGCGGTGGTGGAACTTCAGGCAATGGTTCATCAGAAGTTGGTGGCACTGCTTCACCTTCAGGTCAAGGCAACAACGGTGGCACAGGTGGTACAGGTGCTGCAGCGCCATTTAGAGGTGGCGGTGGTGGTGGTGCAGGTGGAGTTGGAATATCTGCTGCATCAGGTGGTACAGGTGGTGCGGGATCTGCCTCATCAATAAGTGGTTCATCTATTACTTACGCAGGTGGTGGCGGTGCAGGTGGAAATCCTACTGCTGGCGCTGGCGGTACAGGTGGCGGTGGTGCAGGTGCTAATACGGCAGGTGCTAACGCAACCCCTGGAACGATAAACACAGGTTCAGGTGGTGGTGGTAGTTGCGGTGGCGCACCTGTTGGTCTTAGCGGTCAAGGTGGGTCAGGTGTTGTCATTATTAAATACGCAAACACATTGCCCGACATCACTACAATTGCGGTTGGTCTCACTTATACACGCACAACCCCAACAGGGTTTAAAGTTTACACATTCACCGCGGGAACAGGGAGCATAACAATATAATGGCACACTACGCATTTCTTGATGAGAACAACATCGTCACTGAGGTTATCCCAGGGCGCAATGAAGATGAAGTTGTTGATGGCATTTCCGATTGGGAGAAATGGTACGGTGATTTTCGCGGGCAGGTATGCAAGCGCACAAGCTACAACAACAACTACCGCAAGAACTACGCGGGCATTGGGTATTACTTTGATGAGGCACGCGATGCCTTCATTGCACCAAAGCCTTTTGACTCTTGGGTACTTGATGAAGAAACTTGCCGTTGGCAGGCACCAACGCCTTACCCAACAGATGGACTTATGTACCAATGGGTTGAGGCTGATCTCAATTGGCAGGCAATAACACTTCCAACAGAATAAAACGATTCGGGGGAATCAATGCGTTTTCACGTTGTAGCACTGCCTCACACGCAAGTCACGAAAGAATATGCCGGTTGTGCCTTTACTGAAAAGGTGCGCCGGTTCGTAATGATGATGAAGGCTCAAGGTCACACAGTTTATTTGTACGCCGGTGAGCAATCTGAAGGCGTTGAAGATGAGCTGATCACCTGCATCTCAGAAACAATGCGTGCAACGGCTCAAGGCACCAATCATTACACCTCAGTTTCATTTGATACATCCCTGCCCCATTGGCAGACATTCAACGCCAATGTCATTGCCGGCATCGGGCAGCGTTTTGAGCAAAAGGATTTCATTTGCCTCATCGGCGGGGGCGCTCACAAGCCCATTGCCGATGCCTTTCCCACCGCAATTGCGGTGGAATTTGGCGTGGGATACGGGGGCGTGTTTAGCAAGTACCGAGTCTTTGAGTCATACGCTTGGATGCACTCAATATATGCAGGGTGGAAAAACCCCACAACGGCTGATGGCCAATTCTTTGATGCGGTCATTCCTGGCTATCTTGAACCCGAAATGTTTCCACTTGGCGATGGCAAGGGCGATTACTACCTTTTCATTGGCCGTCTGATTGATCGCAAGGGTTACAGAATTGCCCAAGAGGTCTGTGAACGCCTTGGCAAGCGCCTGATTTTGGCAGGGCCGGGCGAGCAATCAGGATATGGCGAGTTTGTTGGCAGTGTTGACCCGCAAAAGCGGGCTGAGCTAATGGGCGGTGCCATCGCCACCTTCGCCCCAACCCTTTACATCGAACCTTTTGGCAATGTGGTCATCGAGTCACAGGCTTGTGGCACGCCTACAATCACCACCGATTGGGGAGCATTTACCGAAAACAACCCTGATGGGGTGACAGGTTTCAGGTGTCGCACCTTGGCTGAATTTATGGATGCAGCCGAAAAGGTCAAAACCTTAGACCGCGCCTCAATCCGAGAGCGTGCAGTTTCTCTCTACAACCTTGATACTATCGGCACCGCTTACAACGCTTACTTTGAGCGCCTTTTGACCCTATGGGGCAAAGGTTGGTATGAAATGGGGGATGATGGAACGCGGTGAGATTTTAGATGAAGCCAAGCGCCTGACCCACGGTGATCGCAACAAGAATTACGGCAAGCCACTGACAAATCACGCACGCATTGCGAGCTTGTGGTCAATCTTTCTTGAACAAGAGATCACACCCGCGCAGGTTGCAATTTGTATGGGGTTGGTTAAGGTTGCACGATTGATTGAATCACCTGACCACCTTGACAGTTTTGTTGATCTTGCCGCATACGCAAGTATTTCCGGCGAGATCGCCACTGAATAAGTTTGACCGAATAGAAAAAGCCACCTGCAGCCGTTCCTGCAGGTGGCTTTTTCGCCTTCACTTCACTTTACATATGCCTCAAGCATTTGCACTACAACTGCAGACACGCTTTTGCCTTCATCGGTTGCCTTTTGCGTAGCCTTTTGCCATAGATCGGCGCTGATGCGGATTGATCGAATAGGTGTTGCCATTATCAAAGCACCTCACATTCAGTCATTGAACCCCAACACCAACCAAGAAAATCTGCATTGGGTGAGTTACCGACCCACCACAAGTTGGCAACAATCTGCCATATAAGAATTGCGCCAATGAGGATTGCAACTGCACGCACACGCTTGCCACGCTTGGTGATCATATCTGCCCCAATTCTTCAATAAAGGCGATTGCCAAAGCTGAGTTGACGATTGCACGGCGCAGAGCCTTTTTCATCTCATCAAGGTCGGCAGTCAGCGATGCCTCTTCCAAGTCACGGCTGATGATAAACAATTGGTCACTTGCATCAATCATCAAATTCTTCATTGCACCCATTTTTACTTCTCCCCTACTCTAATGAGAAAACAATCAAAACATTCGTGCATTTTTGCTACTGAATCAAATCGCGCCCCACAGTTGAGGCAGGTGTTTTCGGTGGTGGACATTAGGCAACCGCCTTCTCTAACGCCTCATTGATAGAATTTACCAATGTGTAATCCCACATTTGTTGAGATGAATTGGCAACCGCATATTTGAGCCATTCAATTTGTTCTTGTGTCAACTCAATTGTGAACATTATGCACCTGCCTTCATTTTGTTAGATGGATGATTTGGTGAATCCCAAGGAACACAAGTTTCACAAACTAGATTCTCGCCACCAAGTAAATGTGTGTAATACAAGCACCAATCACCCAATGGGGTTTTGTGCTTAATTGCTTTTGGCTTTGCTTGAATTGCGCATTTCAAATACATACCTGAGTGATCTTCGCAAAGAACATCCCCATTGTCAGAAATCCAAAGTTTTTGTGTAGTCATTATGCAACCGCCTTAATCTGTGAAATGTTGAATGTGCAGAAATTAAGATTCAAACCCTCAAGGAAATAAAGAACAACTTTTCCTGATTCGAAATTGATTTGATCAATATGACCAATCTCAGTTCCGCCAATGTGTGAAACTTCAACCATCATTCCAATTTTGAAATCTTGAACTGTAGTCATTAGGCACCAATCGCTTTCTTTGTAAGTAAAATGAGTTCAGCGCGTGAGTTGTAACCACGCTCTGCAAGAATTGCCATTTCGCGCACCATTTGGTCACGCAATTCCAAAGATAAACCAAGATTTGCTGCGTGACGTGAAACCAAAATTGCTAACAAATTATCCAACTTGTTCATTTTGTAATCCGTTCTATTGGAAACCCGTTCGTTTTCCAATACCCAAATCTTAGCACCTGTCCATACAGTCACCGACCATACAGGGTTCCTTTTGGTAACGTTTTGGTAACGGTTTTGAGCCTAAACTTATCCACAACCTGTGGATAACTCTCATTTTGCCGTTTATGCCCTAAAATGGGGGTATGACCACAGTGATCGGGTATCAGGGCGAGGGCTTTGTTTGGCTTGCCGCAGATTCCCAAATCACCGATGGTGACAAGCGGGTGTTGAGTCCAAGCACGCCCAAGATCGTAAAGCTGAAAAAGTATCTTTTGGCAGTCAGTGGGGATTGTCGGCCAGGGGATGTGCTGACCTACAATTGGACACCACCGGCTTACGATGGCACCGACCCCGTGCGATTTATGGGCAAGAAAATCATTCCAAGTATGGTTGCAGCGTTCAAGGCGCAGGGATTCGATTACACCAAAGAGGGCATTTCATATTCCTACCTTCTCGCCTTTGATGCCAACCTTTTTGAAATTGGCGATGACTTGAGCATCAGTCAAAGTTCAGATGGCCTTTATGGAATCGGCTCAGGCTCTGCCTACGCCTTGGGTTTTTTGGCGGGGCAACTGCCCAACCTTGCCAAGCAAGAATGGGCTGATGGCGAGATGATCAAAGCCCTTGAGGTATCTGCAAAATATGATGTCAATACAAGCGCACCCTTTCAGGTGGAATTACAGACACGCTGACGGTGCGCCTTGTCGGTGTTCGGGTGTAGTGTGTGCAATCCTTTACCCGAACGAAAGGATAAAAATGGAATACTTTATTGTTGCAATGGGCATCACAATTACTTTCTTGTGTTTCCTTGCAATTTTCTACAAAGATGATTTTCTCGGTGACGAGCTACGCGGTGACAAAGATGCGTGACCCGTTGTTTTCAGTACATACAACCGATCAGGGCAAGGTCATTTTGTACCTTGAAGAGCAAGATGCAGTTGTTGATCTTGCAAGCGATGTTGTTGGGTATTTTGAATTGCGCGACCTTGATGAGTTGCAGGCTGCCAATCGCCGTAATTTGCGCGATGAAGGAGCAGTTGAAGCGCTAGATCGCGCACGCGATGCAATGCCTGATGCTGCAATCTTGATTGCCTCAATGACTGAAGATGAGGCTTTCAATCTTTGCCAAGACATTATTTCTTCAATCAAAAAGCGCCGAATCTTTAATGCCGATGAAATGGCAACAAGAGTGGCAAAATTGAGGGTTGTGAAATAATGGCTAACCCAAACGGGCGCAAAGGCGCACAATTTGAAACCGATGTGATGCGTTGGTTACGCGGTGCCGGTGCCTTATGTGAGCGTTTGGTAAAAGCAGGCAAGAACGATGAGGGCGATCTTGTCGCAGTTATTGCCGGCAAGCAATACATTCTTGAACTCAAGAATCGCAAGACAATAAGTTTGCCTGAATTTTGGCGTGAAGCCGAGGTTGAGGCAGAAAACTATGCAAAGGCGCGTGGACTTGATCAGGTGCCATTGCATTACATAATCCTCAAACGGAGAAGTGCGGGGATTGAAAAGGCTTGGGTTATCCAAGACCTGACTCAATGGTTGGCAGAAAAACAATGATCACTTTCTTTGTTGACCTGCCACGATTTGACCAAGCAAGATGCGCCGAGGTCGAGGATAAAGATTTCTTTTTCCCCGATGGTCGCAAACTTGAAGCAGAAAGACTGCACCAACTGAAGGCGATATGTCACAGTTGTATTCACGAAAAGGAGTGCTTGGCTTATGCACTGAAAAAGCAGATTGATTACGGCATTTGGGGTGGTAAAACACCCGATGAAAGATACAAGGAATTGCAGAAAACCGAGGTGCATACCTTCACAGGTATCTCATTGGTAATCACGCAATTGCACGCCAAAGGTCTATCTGCTCACGAAATTGCTGCCCAACTTTATACATCCAAGAGCTATGTTGTACGAATCTTGAAAAAGTTGGCAGCAACCGAACAGGGAGCAAACCAATTACACCAACAGAAAAAAAACTCATCAAAAGGCTTGGGCTGATCGTTATGGTTAGCGTGATGACCTCATTGATGATTCAATCTATAATGGCACCACCGGCAATACCTGAGATGATCGTTTACAAAGAACGGCCACCTCTGATGCAGGTTGATGCCAAACAAGTTGCCCGTGAACTTCTCACGGTCAAAGATTTCAAGTGTTTTACCCAATTGATGGGCAAAGAAAGCGCTTGGAAAGATAAGAAAAACCCAACAAGTTCAGCCGAAGGTGTAGGCCAACTGCTTGACTCGACATACAAAAACCTTGGGATGAAACGATCAGACTCAACTGTTGCACAAACAGTTGCTGCGCTTGCCTACATCGGGCGCAAATATGGTTCAGGTGGCCCGTGTGCTGCTTGGGCATTTTGGAAAAAGCACTCTTATTACTAGGGGGAACGGAATGAGTGTAGAAATTGAAACAGGTATTGTTGACTTAGATGCCAACACTGCCGCGTGGCTTGAGCAGTACAAATCAGCTCTTGCCAAGATCAAAGAACTGAATGAGGTTGCAGATGTTGCCCGCGCACATATTGAACGTGCATTGGGTGATTGCGAACTTGGGATGTTTTTGAATCGGCCTGTGGTCAGGTGGACAAAGGTTGAGTCAAAGCGATTTGACACCAAGCGGGCGAGAGAAATCTTGCCTGCCCAAGTTATTGATGCGCTTGAAGTTGTGAGCGTGTCGCGCCGTTTTTCAATCGTTCAAGAGGATGATTGATCAATGACCTTTTCACCACTTTCAACGCCTAATCAAGAGCTTGCAGTCGAACTTGCCCGCATCATCACCGATGCGGGCAGGTTCGCACCGCGATCTCAACAGGTGTACATCGGCCCATCTGAAGTGGGTCAGGAATGTACCCGCCGGCTCGCGTACAAATTACTTGATTGGGAGCAGGTCAACGAAGGCAGTTCAGGCAATTGGGCTGCCCAAGTTGGTACTGCCATACACGCACACCTTGAGGCTATTTTCAGCAAGATGCCTGAAAGGTATGAGGTTGAAAGTAAGGTGAAGATCAGAGCCAACCTATCGGGAACGATTGACCTCTTTGACAAAGATTTGGGGCTTGTTCTCGATTGGAAAACTACCTCACCCGCCTCAGTAAAGATCAAGCGCAGTGAGGGTGCTTCGCGCCAACAGATTATTCAGGTGATGCTTTACGGTTACGGCAAGGCACAAGAGGGTGCAACCGTGAACAAGGTCGGCCTGATCTTTTTGCCTACAGGTGGGCAGATTGATGATATGTATGTTGAGTTGCACGATTACGATGAACAGATTGCATTGGATGCCCTGGCACGATTGGATTCAGTGTACGAGCTACTTTCAACAGTTGATGTTGAGAACTCACCCGCAATGTGGCAAGTCATACCCAAAGCCCCATCTCGCTTGTGTATGTACTGCCCTTACTATCAGCCTTTCAGTAAAGATTTGAGCAAAGCCTGCAACGGTGATACCGATGTGTGAGCAGGATTCTTGCCAATGCGCGTGCAAGGAAACAATGCGAGATGGTACCTTGCACCTTCTCGGTCTTAAAACAATCTCAGATTTCAACAAAGAACAAAAAGAAAACCAAACACCAACACAAACAGAAACGGGGGATGTCAAATGACATTCAGCGCACCATCACAACAGAGCGAATCGGTGAAAGTTGCCGATCTTAATGGTCAGTTGCTCATCATCGAGCCAATTGAATACAAGGTGGGAATTGAAACAGTTCACGGCCCATCAGATGCAGTTGAAGTGAACATTGTCAACTTAGACAATGGCAATTCAGTCCACAACAACGTTTTATTCTTCAATGTTGCACTCAAGAACGCACTCAAGACCAAGATCGGGCAGAAAGTGTTGGCTCGCATTGGTCAGGGAACTGCCAAGCCAGGCAAATCTGCGCCTTGGATTCTGCTTGATGCAACCGCCGATGCAACTGCCGTTGCCAAGGCAAACGCGTTTATTTCATCGGCACCGGCTCAGGCAACGCCTGTGGCAGCGCAGACAGTGGCAGATGTAAGCAACTTGCCACCTGATGTGCAAGCACTCTTGGCTCAACTCGGGGCAACCAAGCCTTAAAACTTGGTTGAAGTTGGGAGCAAGGCCATCACCTAATCCTTTCTAGGTGATGCGAGATGGCAGGTTTGCAAGTGTTGGGGAACACTTTTTGGTTCAAGTCCAAACATCTCACGCAAGACGATTGAACGGGGCGGTAATGAGTAAACAGATTTGCGATGATGGTGTAATGGCAACACAGATGACTTTCCAGTTATCGGTTAGCGGTTCAATTCCGACTTCATCGCTCCAATATGTGCAAAGTATCAAATACCGTGAAGCATACGATTTGGTGAGTACCTTTCACTACTTAGGCAAAAAGCGTTTCATTGGGCAATACTGTTTTGGACTTTTTATTGAAAACGAGCTGAAAGGGGCAGTTGTGTATTCACCTCTTTCAGTGCCTAATTCTGCGACATCGGCATTTGGCTTGCCCCGTGGGAATTATCCTGAATTTTTAGAGATGAGCCGTTTGGTTTTGAACCCATCGCTGAATGGAAAGAATCACGGTTCATACTTGATTGCCCAATCATTGAGGCAGTTAAAGAAAAGCAATATCAAAGCGGTGATCAGTTACGCTGACTCATCAAGGCACATTGGCGCGGTCTATCAGGCGGCAAACTTTACATATCACGGATTGACACCACAGAAAAATGATTTCTTTTTTGCCGATGGCAGAAAGTTATCGCGTGGCAAATCAAAAGGTTTTGAGGGCAAGTGGGTGCCGCGATCACGCAAGCACCGATACCTGTTTTTGATGGATAAAACCGTCAAATGTATTTGGCCTCAAGAGAAGTACCCAAAGGCTGAAGGGATGAAAAATGCCACTTTATGATTTCAAATGTGAGCAGTGCAGTAATACCTTTGAACTGAGTCTTTCGTGTGAGAATAAAGATTTACAGTATTGCGAAGATTGTGAAAAGCCGTTGGTGAGGATTTACACGCCGGTTGGTGCCATTTTTAAGGGAACAGGTTGGGGGAGTAAGCCGTGAAAACTGCAGTCAGTTTGTTTGCAGGCGTTGGGGGTTTTGATTTAGCTCTTGAACGCCAAGGTGTCAAAGTAGTGGCATCTGTTGAGATTGATAAAAAAGCCCAGGATGTGCTACGCCGGCACTTCCCTGATTCAACTATCTTTGGCGATATTACGGGGGTTACAGGTGAACAACTTATTCAATGCGGATTTGAGCCAAGCAACGGAATCATTACAGGCGGATTTCCCTGCCAAGACCTTTCAGTGGCTGGAAAGCGAGCAGGATTGGGTGGTTCTCGATCAGGATTATTTTGGGAAATCTGCCGATTGCTTGACGAAACAAGAGCGCAAAACTTTATCCTTGAAAACGTGCCTGGTTTACTTTCCTCAAATGGGGGAAAAGATATGGCCGTTGTGGTTGAAGCGTTGGTCGAGCGCGGGTATCGCATCGCGTGGCGGGTACTTGATGCTCAACACTTCGGAGTACCCCAACGAAGGCGTAGAGTGTTCATTGTCGGATGTCTTGGAAACTCAGGGCGATCACCTGAAGAAATACTCGCTATCGGCCAGAGCCGCGCAAGGTATCTTGAGGCGAGCAAACCGCAGAGAAAAGACACTGCCACCGCAACTGGAGCAAGCACTGCAGCATACGGCCAATCAGGATTCGCAAAATACACCCAAGGTGCCTGAAGATAATGTTGTTCTTCACGAAAGCTAAACGGGCGCAAAATGTTAATGATTATGAGTCTTGGAAGCGGGGGGGGGTAGTACCAACATTGAACGCAATGGATAATAATGGTGAGGCATTTGCAACTGTTCTAGTAGTTGGCGTTGATATTTACAATGCTGAAATTTCAGAAAATGCTTTTCAAACGATCAAAGCGGGGGGCGGTATTACTTCAATGCCAAGTGTTTTAATTATTGATGGCACCCGTGTCAACGATGTGCGAGTTTATGAGGATGGCATAATGCCAACAGTAATTTCACGATATGGAACGGGCGGGGGGAATGTGCCAATGATTTTTAGCCACACTCAAGGTTTAGATATACAACCAAGTGAAACAAATTCACCAACACTTAGAACAGGGGGCGCAGGAATGGCAGTTGCTTTTTCACCATCAGGCTTTGCTGATTATTCTGAGGGAATGGGAACATTGAGGGCGGGAATGACAAACAATAATTCACCACTTGCCGTTGATATTTATAATCATTCGCTTTCAGAAATGAATCAAACCCTGAGAAAAGGTTCTGGTGGCCCCGATCACACAGGAGCCATTATTGATTCTTCAGTGGTGCGCCGTCTAACACCAATTGAGTGTGAGCGCCTGCAGGGGTTCCCTGACAATTGGACAGATGGCCAAGCCGATTCGAACAGGTACAAGCAAATGGGCAATGCAGTAGCAGTGCCGGTGGTTGAGTGGATTATTTCAAGAATGGTGGGCAATGAGTAATTTGTTACCAATCGCCCTACGCTTTGCAACGCAAGGCATCGTGGCAGTTCCCACCGCCAAAGATGGTTCCAAGCGACCTGCATTTGCTTGGGAGAGATTTCAACGTGAAACGCCCGTCACTGATGAACTCTTGATGTGGTTCAAAAATGGTGTTGAGGGCTTAGGTGTGATCACAGGCAAGATTTCAGGCAATCTTGAGATGCTTGAACTTGAAGGGCGAGCAGTTGCCGACAAAATGCACCTGCAGATTGCTGAGATTGCCGAATCTTCAGGCTTGTCCGATCTATGGGAGAAAATCAACTCAGGATATGTGGAGATGACCCCATCAGGTGGGCTTCATTGGCTTTACCGCCTTGACTCACCCGTTGCAGGCAACCTGAAGTTAGCTCGCAGACCGGGTGAGAATGGTGGCGTTGAAGTCTTGGCCGAAACTCGCGGTGAAGGTGGCTTTTCTATCTGCGCACCATCAGGTGGGTCAACTCACCCATCAGGTGGGGCTTGGCAACTCTTGCGTGGCTCGATTGAGCAGATTCCTACGCTGACCAAACAAGAACACACCGCACTGCACTCACTCTTTGCCCTATTTGATCAAATGCCAAAGGCCGAGAGTATTGCCCAAGAGGTCAGCCACAAGGTTGATGGTGTCACAAGCGCCGGCGATGATTATGCAGCAAAAACAACGTGGGATGAGATATTGCTACCCCTTGGATGGTCAAAGGTGTACAACAAAGGCGAGGCAACTGTGTGGCGTAGGCCAGGCAAGAATGAGGGGATAAGTGCAACAACAAACTTTAACGGAAACGATAAATTATACGTTTTCAGCACAAGCACAATCTTTGACAGTGAAACATCATATTCAAAGTTTGCAACGTACGCACACTTGCATCATCACGGTAACTTTAAGAACGCGGCAGCCGATCTCAAGGCTCAAGGATACGGACAGAGCAGAGAATTGGGAGTTCTTGAAGTATCAAATGCACCCCTGAGTGCCATTGATAAGCCTTCAGAGGCCATTTTAAGCGAGGATGAGTCAAGTTGGAAGCCTGTACCCCTTGCCGATTACTTTGATGGCTTATTTCAAGCACCGATTGCGACAATCCTTAAGCGATCAGATGGCAACGGCCTTATCTACACAGGGCGTGTTCATTCCATTTATGGCGAATCAGAATCAGGCAAATCTTGGATTGCACAAATTGCAACGGCTGAGTGCCTTAAGAATGATAAAAAAGTCATCTATATTGATTTTGAAAGCGATGCAATTGACATCGTGAACAGACTCAAAGCCTTGGGTGTGAGCCGAGCTAACCTGTTGCACTATTTCACCTACATCAGACCTGACGGCGCACGCGATGCCGATGACCCATATTGGCAGGCGATCTTGCAACCTGAATCTGCAACCCTTGTGGTCATTGACGGCGTGACTGAATCCCTGACGATGTGGGGTGGCGAGTCCAAAGATAATGATGCCATCACACGATGGATGCGATTGTTTCCACGAACGGTTGCCTCAGCCTCAGGCGCTGCCGTTGTGCTTATTGATCACATCACAAAGAACGCCGAAACACGGGGGCGGTTTGCCATCGGCGGGCAGGCGAAGTTGGCCACCATTGACGGTGCTGCATATCTTGTTGAACCTCTTGAGGCGTTAGCACCGGGCAGGGTTGGCACTCTCACAATGCGTGTGACCAAAGACCGCCCAGGGTTTGTGCGCAAGATTGCGGGGATGTGGCGCAAGTCTGACCGCACCCAAGAGGCTGCAATTTTCATCATTGATTCAACCAAGGCGCAAATGCAATATGCCATCACAGTGCCAATGCTTGAAGATGAGATGGAGAGCAACAAGGAATACAAGAAACAACTTGAGGTGGCTGAGTTCATTCACAATCATCCTGGCGCTTCACGGCGTATGGTGCAGGATGGCATTACGGGGTCAAAAGATGCCATTGGTGATCGAATCAGCGACTTGATGGCAGGCGGTTGGATTGAGAACAAGGGCAATGATCGGTCATTTATTCTCTACATTTCCGATGAAGGCAAGAGCCATTTCAACCTTTTAGATGCCCAAATTACAGAATTGAAGGCGAACTGAGGTGTACCGTACTGTACCTTTTGTGTACCTTTTCAAAAAAGGTACAGGGGCAGTTTTGAGCGTGATCGGTGTGCGTACTGTTCCGCATATGTATATATGCGGAAATAGGTACACCATCACACTCGGTACAGGTACGCCCAAATGATCAACAACAATTTCTACCTCTCAGATTGTCGCAAGTGTGGCAACATCGTGTGGGTCGGTCTATGTTGGGCAGGATTTCTCACCCGCCTTGATGTCAGCCCACTCACCCTGCCTCAAGAAATTGTGGCCAAGGTGACGGGCAGGCGCACCCATCAGATACATCGAACGGCCACCTCATTTGAAACCACCCCAAGGCGAGGTGGCTACCTGTTAGCGGTCAACCCAATTGTTTTGGCTGATCATCTCTGTGACCCGTCAGCCTTCAGGTTTGGCGAGGTGCCACCGCAATACTTCAACACCATCAAGATCAACCCAACAAGTGAGGATGTGCCATTTTGAACTGCAACGTATGCCAAGGCTTTGTCAACGAAAGCCCTACCTGCAAAAAGTGTTACCTCAACATTTGCCAATGGCTAAGGGAGATACCCGAATTGCGCCGTGAGGCTGAGGATTTCATTGAGCCAGGCAGATCAGCTTCAGGCGCAGTCAGCGCCGAGCGCAGCATTGGGGTCAATGTCAACGCCCTTGATTATGCAATGGCCATCGAAACCCTGGCAATCCTTCACAGTTGGGAATCAATGATTCGCAGCGCACGGCAGTTGACACCGCCGGCGTTTCTGCGCAAAGAGCCAACTATTGACCAAGAGCTACAAACTGCCTGTGACTTTCAATTGGCACACATCCTGTGGAGTCTTGATCAAGAGTGGGCAAATGATTTCTTCAATGAGGTCAAAGAGTTGCACGGCAAGGGAATGTCAGCCGCCAAGAGATTCATTGAGCAACCGCGCAGAATCCCCTGCCCAACAGATGATTGCCGAAAGTTTGTGGTGATTGATGTGGTGGCAGTGGCAGACAATGGCTTGAGCAATGAGGTCAGTTGTTATGGATGCAAACAATCGTGGTCAGTCTTGCGATTGGTTACATTGGCAATGAGTAATCCCACCCGCCGATTCTTTCTCGATGTTGAGGCCATCGCGCTATGGCTAGGGCTTACTCAAAGGCAGGTCTATAAGATCGTCAAGGCCAACAAGATTGCCAACAAGGGGCAACTCTATGACTTGGCAGCAATCATCTCATCACGCTAAAACTTGACACAAAGTTCACACCTCTTTGATACACTTCCGTGTAACAGGTATTGCTATCCCCAAACACCGCCCACCATTTGGTTGGGCTTTATTTATTTATGGATAAGGATATGGATACCGAAACAATCAAAGAAATAGATGAAGCCTTAGCGTTTGCAGTAAGTACGCGTGCCAACACTATTGACTCAAAGAAACATATCGTTGACAAATTCATTGATGATCTCTTGGACTCACGATTGGAGTTGGCAAAATGCTCAGCATTGCAGTCAGCATCGGTGAGGTAACAACAGACATTATGACAGATCAACAGATGTCATTTGATGCGATTGAAACACTATTGACTCGCGCAACCAACTCAACTCTTGAGGCTTACAATCGTTACTTCATATCATCTGAAGAGTTTGAAAAGATGATTGAGGATGACGAGTAACACACAGATTTGCAGCAAATGTAAGACCGAGAAACCACTCGATGAGTTTCATTCAGACCGGCGCACTACCAACCGCAAACGCGCTGATTGCATTGCGTGCCGTACACATCACAGAGCAATGAGCAACATATCGCGTGATGATTATATTTATTTACTTATGAAGCAAGATGGTTGTTGTGCAGTATGTCGCGTTGAACGTGCAGACTATAAGCGAGAGTTCAGTGTTGACCATAACCACAACACAGGAACAGTGCGCGGTCTATTGTGTAGCAATTGCAATCTTGGTTTGGGTTACTTCAAAGACAATCCAACAACATTGGCATTTGCCATTGCATACCTAGTGAGAGCTGATGACATTACCTAGACCGTGCGCAGGATGTGGTGTGATAGTGCGAGCCTCTCGATGTGCAGAGTGCAAGAGGGTACTGGGTAGGGGTAGGCCTACCCGAACGCAACGCGGTTATGATTACCAATGGAACAAGCTGAGCAAACACTTGCGAGAACAACAACCATTCTGTTCCATTAAAGGTTGCACCAATAAAGATTTAACTGTTGACCACATCATCCCCCTGGGGGATGCCCCCCACCTGCGGTTGGAGATAACAAACCTGCGGGTGCTTTGCCGTTCACACAATTCACAAAAAGGCAACGGATAGCACATACCACCCCCCGTGGCAATAGCGGGTACGGGTAGAAAGTTGCTTGAGCGTGCGTGATATAAACCCCGCTGCCCCGAGCGCACATCTCTCTGCGATATTTTGATTGGGGGGTTTTGGTTTGAATGAACTTGAACTGTTTCAGTTTTTGCAAACTCACTACCTGCGCGATTTGAAAAAAAGCGCCGATCAATTCGAGCGCACCGATTGCGTGAGCGATGAAGCGCGTATGGTCATTGAACTCAAATGCCGGCGCACGCACTATGACCAACTCTTGATCGAGAAGAAAAAATTTGATGCACTGATTGCGCGAGCTGATGAACTTGGCTATCTCGCGGTTTATGTGAACTCAACACCGCTTGGGATTTACCTTTGGAATCTCTACAATGACAATGCAATTGATTGGCAACAAGAACAAATGCCAGCAACAACAGACTTTCAAAACGGCAATAAGATCAGCAAGGTTGTTGGGTTCTTGCCAATTAGCAAAGCAGTTCATCTATCGGGGGCGATGGATTACAAGCGATTGGAAAAATAATGCCAGCAGGCAGACCACCAAAACCAACAGAGCAAAAGCGCAGGAATGGAAACCCAGGGCAGCGCAAATTGCCTGACCTGAAAAATGTCATTTCACTTGTACCAATCAAGGGCGATGCACCGTTGCACCTCAGCGAAGCCGGTGCAAAGATGTGGTCAGATGTGCGAGCAATGGCACCGTGGATTGCAACCACCGATGGCAAACTGCTCACTGAGCTTTGCGAGAAGATGGACAAGAAATATGAGTTGCGCGAGAAGTTAGCGGCAACCGATTATGTACTTTTTACAGACAAGGGATACGCCTACGCGAACCCATTATTTGGGATGCTCAACACCGTTGAAGGTGACATTGTAAAACTGCTTTCACTGCTTGGCCTCACGCCAGTTGATCGCAGCAAATTGGGGGTTGCTGAAGTAACAACAAAGGGCAAGTTGGCTCAGTTGTTAGAGCAGCAAAACAAGAATGTCTGAAGTCCAAGGGTGGCCACCGCGTTGGCTCACGCCTGTGCCGATTGAAGAACAGATCAACGGCGATGGCGAGTTGTATGCCAACTTCGCAGAGGCCGTTTGCCGAGTCACCAAAGATTCAGTGGCATCGCCTGCAGGCAAGTTGCTTGAACTGCGCGGATGGCAAAAAGAATTATTGAAGCACGTTCTAGCTCGTAGGGATGATGGCAGATTTCGCCACCGCACCGCCTTGGTTGGAATGTCGCGGAAAAATGGCAAGAGCGCATTGGCAGCATCAATGGGTCTTGCAGGTTTAACCCTTGGTGGCAATGGCTCTGAAATTTATTCGTGCGCTGCAGACCGCGATCAGGCACGCATTGTGTTTGGTACTGCCAAGCGAATGATTGAACTAGATCAAGAACTTTCATCAATGTTTACCTTGTACCGCGATGCCATTGAGTTCAAAGACAAGGGCAGCGTGTACCGCGTACTTTCTGCAGAGGCTTATTCAAAAGAGGGTTTGAACCCGTCACCACTTGTGATCTTTGATGAGGTTCACGCACAACCATCGTGGGAACTTTGGAACGTTCTATCTCTTGCAGGTGGTGCGCGAGCAGATTCATTATTGCTTGGCATTACAACTGCAGGTGTTAAGACACAAAGCAACGGCCAAGATTCACTTTGCTATTCGCTCTATCAATACGGCCAACAGGTTGTGAAGGGCGAAAAGAAAGACCCATCGTTTTTCTTTTCTTGGTGGGAGCCAACTCAGCCTGAAGCAGATCACCGTGACGAATCATTGTGGGTTGAAGCTAACCCAGGGTTTGCAGATATTGTTGACAAAGAGGAAATGCAGAGCGCGGTGTTGCGTACACCTGAAGCAGAATTTCGCACCAAGCGCCTCAATTGTTTCGTCAATACCTCAGTGGCTTGGTTGCCAACAGGGGCGTGGGATGCGTTGATTGATCGTGACCGTTATCCCGAACCGGGCGAAACTGTAATTCTTGCATTTGATGGCGCGTTTTCTAATGACTCAACTGCGCTTGTGATGTGGTTACTTGGTGGAGAAAAGCCTCACTTGATGGTTGTTGGATTATGGGAAAGGCCAGACGATGCCGAACAAGGATGGCACATCCCCGTTGCAGAGGTCGAAGAAACAATTATCAACACCTTCAGAGATGAAAGATTCAACGTCAGAGAAATCGTATTTGACCCCGCACGATGGCAACGAACTTTTATGGTTCTTGATGAAGAGGGCTTGCCAGTTGTTTCTTACCCCAACAGTGCTGCAAATATGGTACCCGCAACACAAAAATTCTACGAAGCAGTAGTGAACGAATCGTTCACACACGATGGCGATGAAAGACTTGCGCGACACGTTGCAAACTGTGTGACCAAACAATCAAGCCGTGGTGTTATGGTTGCCAAGGCAAGCAGTCGGCGCAAGGTAGATGCGGCAGTTGCATCAATCTTTGGTTATGACAGAGCGACACAACCGCTTGAACCGCCACCGCCTGTTGCACGATTCTTTTCAATTCAAGTCTAGGGAGCAAGATGAAAAAGATTGATCTTTCAATTGTTGTTGAAGTTATAGGCGCAAGCCTTGCGGCAGCCGGTCTTGCAATGATCTCAGTACCATTGGCGTTGGTTGTATCAGGTGTGTTTCTTGTATGGATTACAGAGAAGGCTGAGTGATGAGTTTATCAAAAAGACTAGCAGGGGCAGGCAGTAAGCGAGCTGCAAACAATCAATACATCGAGCCATTGATTCCTGGCAGACCTGCCTTCAACTCTCTTGCAGGTGTGACTGTAGATTCTGAATCTGCAATTCGTATGTCAACAGTTTATTCTTGTGTTCGCCTTTTGGCAGACACGGTTTCATCTTTGCCTGTTGGTGCCTATGTGCGCCGTGGCCGTAATCGCCTGCCGTATGCAACTGTGTATGGCGATCAACCAAATTGGGTGAATAAGCCAAACCGCGAAACTACACGCCTTGAATTTTATGAGCAGATTGTGACCTCATTCAAACTTGAGGGCAACGCTTACATTCTCATTGTTCGCAATGATCAAGGTGACGTTGAAGAACTGTATGTGATTGACCCACGCAATGTGCGCATCGAGCGCCTAGCGCCAAACGAACCACTTGTGTATTTTGTCAAAGTCAAAGACACCCAAGGCATTTACGAACAACGCCTGAGTGACAAAGATGTTTTGCACATTCCTGATTTCCGTTTGCCAGGTCAGCGCTATGGACTTTCACCAATCGCAGCCTGCCGAACAACTATCGCTTCAGCAATGGCAGCCGATGTTTATGCTGCCTCATATTTTGGCAACGCTGCCAACCCTGGCGGTGTGATTGAAGTTCCAACAGAATTAACACAAGAGCAGGCATCAGATATTGGCCGTGATTGGAACATTACCCACACAGGCCCATACCGTGCAGGCAAGATCGGCATACTTTCAGGCGGTGCAAGTTTCAAACCGCTCACAATCAATGCCCAAGATGCGCAGTTGTTGGACACACGGCGCTTTTCTGTTGAAGAAATTGCCCGCATTTTCCGCGTGCCATTGTCTTTGTTGGGTCATCCCGTTGCCGGTGCAATGTCATTTGCATCAGTTGAAGCCCAAAACCTTTCATTTGTGCAGCACTCACTGCGCCCTATCTTAGAGAGAATTGAGCAATCACTCTCAACATTGTTGCCCGAAGCTGATGGATTCATTCGTTTTAAC